TATGCAGAAGGTCGACATTCTGTATAGAGAGAATACTGCATACGTCAGGGGCTACTCGGCGTATCGACGGTCGGCGGATGCCACGCAGGTGGACGCTTAACCAGCAGAAGGTTGTGTGTGGTAACTTTAAACCTGTCCTGTTGTAAAACTGGGTAGCACGGAAAGCCAATTGCGGGTGTAGTATAATGGTTATTGCAAGGCGTTGCCAACGCTTAGATCCGAGTTCGATTCTCGGCATCCGCTCCAAACACTATGCCGGTGTAGCTCAATGGTAGAGCGGTGGTCTCCAAAACCGCGTCTGAGAGGGTTCGACTCCTTCCTCCGGTGCCAAATAAAAACAGTTGTCGCGCGGTAGAGAAGCGGTTAACTCACCTGGTTCATACCCAGGAGAACGGTGGTTCGAATCCACCCTGCGCAACCAAAAAACAGCAGAAGGGTGCCGTTGTTAGCCCGTGACGGTCTTTTGCAGTGAAACACAAATTCTATGCTTGTTATAAGCGTAGAGGTCGTACACACATATTCCAAACATGTGTAGGCTAACGGTCTGCCAATTTTATGACCCAACGTCACTGTACTGGTCACGTCACCTGTATACACCTGGGTCTTCTAAGACTGGTACCTATTGTAGTTAATAACGGGCTGATAGGTTAAAAGAAGGCATGTTGGACTGCCAGTCGCTTGCGATTTAATGGAAGTGTGGCCGAGTCAGGTTTAAGGCGCTAGTCTTGAAAACTAGAGTACCGCAAGGTACCGTGGGTTCAAATCCCACCGCTTCCGCCATATAACGCAGGATTAGCTCAGTTGGTAGAGCGCGGTCTTTACACGGCTGATGTCGGCGGTTCGAGCCCGTCATCCTGCACCAAACTATTGTGACTGTATTATAACTAAACACGATCAAAGTGTATATAATACAGCACAGGCAGTGACCTACTATATATTAGAATGTATAACAATCTATCAAGTAGTTTCTAGCTGTCGCCCAACCCTACCATTTAGCACTAGGGTTGTAAAACATGAAACAGAGCAATCTGTGTGCAAGTCGCAAGGCGGGCAAGCCGAACAGTTATAGACTGTTTAAGATCTTGCTTCATGCTGCTATAGCTCAGTTGGTAGAGCAGTTGATTAGTAATCATCAGGTCGCGAGTTCAAATCTTGCTAGCAGCACCAGTTATACTGTAACGCTGTGTGCGGTACAGTTGTGGAGTGGGGATGAACAAGCGGTGGTCGAGACTGTCGTGAGGCGCCGACGAGTATTATAGATGCTTTTGAGCGGTGGGACTTGTTTAACTTTTACAGACGGAAAAAAGCGCAAACATAGTTTGAGCGGCTGAGAACGTAGTCTTGTACTAATATAATCGTTTTAGTACCGGCAGGGTTTGAATAGTGGGATACAAAACGCACCACTCTGAAACTGTAAGAAACTTTAAAAAAAGATGTTGACATTGTTTTAAACGATGTTATAGTAGTTACATAGTTAGAAATAACAAAAGGAATAGATGGGCGGTTTAGCGTCCATTAAGGGTAAAGTAGGCAACTACTCCAAAGGCAGGTTTCCCATAAACTGCCGCTCGCAAGAGTCCATCTAAACAAGCTGGGGTTAGGTTTGACTCGGAGAAATCCGAAAGCAAGCCCCGTCCGTAGAAAGGCGGTAGGTAGTAAGACAGTGTTGTAGTCCGAAAGGATAGACTCAGAGCCGTTCGGTGAGAGTCAAGAGGCTGTGGTGGCTGAACTGCAACATACCAAACTGTTGAATACCGAAGACCAACCAGTAGTTACAGAGTCTGAGTGTGCAAGCAAAGGCAATGTAGCAGCGCAAGAGTTGAACCGATAAGGGGAGACTTGAAGAGTCGTTGAGTAGCTCGCAAGGCAAAAGACATTAGGAGTGTTGTATTTTGCATCTAACAAGGTGTGAAGCAACTGGGACAGCACTTCTAGGTGGGTTCGCAAATAGCTCAATGGTAGAGCAATTCCATTTCAGAGGAATCGGCGAAGGTTCAAATCCTTCTTTGATATATAAAAGCGAAAGACTGTCCCGGTATGCTGTTAAAGGCGCTTAATGCCACACTGTTCGCAGAATGTGGTCTACGGAAACTCGCAAGGTGGATGTAGTTGTTCGGAAAGAAGACGTAACGGTTTAGCGACTGTGAATTGCTCGCAAGGCAAGCGGAAGATAGAAGGACGAGTAGCAGTATACGACGAGAGAAACGCCACTCTCTAAAAAAGGCAGCGTTGGAAGATACTAGAATAGCTGAAAGGCGTCTAGTGGATAAAGTGTTAACTGTCCTCGCAAGGGATTGGGTACGGCACAAAGGCTTCCGTCCTACGGTATAATCTCAGCCTAGGCAAAAGACTTAAAAACTAAAGCACCTGTAATGGGTGTTTTACTTGTTAAGTTTTGGAGTGGAAGTAGAAGTGGTAGATACGCCGGCCTGTCACGTCGGAGATAGCGGGTTCGAACCCCGTCCATTCCGCCATAACATATTTAGAGAGTGGGAATAAAAATATTCTAGTTCCCCACATAGGTGTAAAAAGAAACACATAGTTGTTTGAAGGCAGCTGGGCCCGTTAAATGTTTTACTAGAAACTTGCTGATGCCACTCTAAATATATTGTTGACAATTCTAGATCTAAATGTTATATTGTGTGTATGGAACATCAAAGCACACAATTCAAAGAATGGCGTGAAATGATAGCAGCGTGGCACAAGTATCATAAAGATACTAGCCCCGGCACTACTAGCCGCTTGAAACAACGTTTTGAAAAGTACGAGTTTGACTATTATAAACTATTAGCAGAATACAGAAAAACTAAAAAACACAGCCTGCTTCGTCGTGCTGAACAAATACACACAGAAGCAGCAGCAGAAATAAAAACTTTCAAACGTCTAGAACTACTAGGTACACTGGCAAAATAAGGAAAAGGCAATGGAACTAACACTACGCAAGGCAAACGTAATCCAAAACAACATCAACGAAATGTTGAAAGGATTAGAACTCAACACAAAAGTCACACTCAACGAGTTTGAAGATGTGCAAGAACAGATTGATGCTGTTCGTACTCAATTCTTTACTCACAACGCTACTCGCAGCAAGCTGATTGGCGCACTGTACGAAATTCGTCGTAAGGTTGCACACGCAAACGCTGACGCAGGCATCAACGACATGCTGGCCGACGTAGCTATGCTGGAAAAGCAGATCAGTTTTAACAACATGTTGGCTGGCAAAGGCGCACAAACTGCACTGCGAGTGCTCACCGGCAAAGTTCAGAAGAACGCAACAGCCAAAGAGGATCACTTCTACCGCGATACTGAAGTATCTACTTCAATCTTTACTGATGTAGAAGTAGAAGACTTTAAACGCAATGCTAGCATGAGCAAGCGTGACAAGCAACGTCTGCAGGATCAGCTGCTAGAGCTTAATGTACAGACAACTATTGAGTTGGATGAGGAAACTGCTCGCTTCTTGGCTAAGGCAGACATCCTTTAAGAGATCAGAGTCGGGCCGCCGGACGTAGATTAGGTAGCACCTTGATCCCTAGCTAGGGAACATACAGGCGGCATTTGAATTTAAAGTTTTGGTGGTTATGCGTTGGAAGCGTAAATCACCCAGAGAGAAGGAAGAAAAGAGAACAAGCACCGAGTAAGCGGATCTTACGATTCAAACGGCTTTTTGATAGCCTCCAGCTTGTGTGATCCAGTTTAACATATCGAGCATTAGCTCTTGCACTTTGCTAACTGGAAATATGCAGCTTGATGCACTTTGTACATTGCGCTTTGCACAGAGGACTGTATACCACGCTCTTGCACTTTGCTTTGCTTGCTACTCGCTTCCTTCGATCTGTCTTTTATAAAAACGCCCTACGGGGCGTTTTTTCTTGACATAGTTTTATAATGTGTTATATTAGCACAGTAAGCAACACAAGGAACAACATGAAAAAGCATCTAATACGTCATCCTTTGCGTGATACACTCACTAAAAAAGACTTGGAACGAATTCAACTTGCATTAGAAACTGAAGATGTAGATAATGTAACAGATGAAGAACTTGATGCAGCAAATGATATCTTATATGATGTTATTGCAGGCCAACAGCAAACACACCTCGGTATTACAACTTTACAGTAAGGAACACCCTATGAAAGATTTTGACTACAATGAGTTTCAAGCATTTATGCACAGCCTCAGTGGGTTTGCACAAGCTGTAGAACTAGAGCAAAATGCTAGAACAAACAATAAAATTCAAGCACTTGACAAAATTGATCAAGAAGTAAACAACTTAGACAACCTCGATCTAGCCAAAGGAATGTTGAGGACTATTGGTGTAGCTATCTAATGATTTCGATTAGTAGTTTAGAGTGGCATGTAAATCACAACTGTAACTTTTCCTGTTCTAGTTGTAGCGACTTTAGTAACTATAAACATGATCAAAAAATCACATTAGAAATGTTAGAATCTTGGTATGCGCCATGGCACAAGCGCATACTTCCTAAAACTGTTGCACTAGTAGGTGGCGAGCCTTTACTAAACAAACAAATAGAACCTATAATCATCTCTGCTAGAAAATATTGGCCTCATAGTGAGTTAGAAATAGTCACCAATGGTTGGTTATTATTGCGTTATAAAAATTTACCTACAATACTCAAAGACACTAACACCAAGTTGTATATCAGCAAGCATTACGACAGCAAAGAATACAATCAAAAGTTTAATCAAATAATCGATTATGTTGAATCACACGATATAAACTATTGTGTATATAATAATCATAAAACTTGGTTTCAAATCTATCAAGACACTGGAACAGAAGTTTTGCCGTTTGAGGACAACGATCCTCAAAGCAGTTGGAATAACTGTCCTACTTATCAAGATTGCCTCCAGTTATACGATTCGGCTATCTGGAAATGTCCTCCGATTGCTTATATTAATCTCATGTCTAAAAAATATAAGTTAAATAGTAAGTGGGATAGATATTTAAAATATCAAGCACTACAGCCCAACAGTAGCGATCAAGAAGTTGTAGCTTTCTTTCATCGCAAAGCTGAGGATGTATGCGGCATGTGTCCTGCTAAACTTAAACTAATGAAGAAAGAAGTAGAATGGCAAAACTAATCGGAAACATCAACAAAGAACTAAACTGTGATCAGCTGTTGTTAGATTTACAAGGCGGCCATCGCGAATACCATACTTTTAGAGATTCTGAAGGCAATCTAGATCGTATTTCGAAGATGCTGATAAATGATCCTAATGCTGATGAACGTTTGGTAAAGGTTATTCAAGCAGACTACCCAGGCCCAATGTGTGATGGTTTAATCTATACTGGAAAACACTTCCCTGAAAAATATATACACAAACTAGACGAGATACTAGATACTGTATGTTTAAGAGTGGTGGTAAGCGAGTTTAGCCCAGGTAAACTTACAGTACCGCATTATGACTATGCTAGAGAAAAAGATCAAGACAAAGAACATAAACTTAGAAAGCTGGGTACTATTCACGGATACCATGTTCATTTAGGAGAACCCGAAGAAGGACACGGGTTTATGATTGAAGGTGTATGCTGTTATATGCAAGAACAAGGCAATCTTTGGCAATGGGACAACTATCTCAGTTGGCACAGTGCTGTGAACACTGGTTTCAACCCTAAACGAATACTCAGCTACTTTGGATTAAAACCACACAACCCATTACCGGAATACAAATACAAGTATGATGAAAAGAGTGAGTGTGTAGAACTAGAGTTTGCCGACGGGACTATTATTTAACATACACATAAAGTAGATAAATACTCTAAATAACAGGAGTGAAACATGGGCGGCAACGTTTTTCAAGGCACAAGTGATTTTGATCACAAGGATATTGAAGTTATCCTTAAAACTGTGAACGACAGTTTAGCAGGAACTGGGATTGAGGCTATACCAGTTGGAAGTGCTGCTACGCCTACTCCAGGAAAAACAAGTGGTGATCTTGATGTTATTGTTGACCTCGATGCTGTAATGAACTATTTTGATGTGAGAGATCCTAAAACTGGTCGTAAGATGTTGAACGACTACATATCTCAAAAAGGATTTGAAACAGCACAGACAGGAACAAACGTTCATGTTAGATCGCCAGTAGGCAATAGTAGTGCTCAAGTAGATATTATGGTAGTAGCAAATGCTCCTACTGTGGCCAAGTTTCACAAACACAGTATTCCACAAGGATCACCTTACAAAGGTTTACACAAACAACTACTAATGTCAATCATTGCCAAAGACAAAGGACTTTTATGGAGTGCTTGGCAAGGACTGTTTAGAAGATTGCCAAATGGAAAGAAAGATCCTAACGGGTTTATAACAGATGACTTAGACGGAATAGCAAAAGAGTTATTAGGTGATGATGCAACTGCCAACGATTTAAGCAGTGCTGAATCTATCTTAGCAAAAGTTCCTAATTCAGAAGAACTACTAGCAAGAGCAGAACAAGACAGAAACTGGAGTACAGTTAAAACTGAAAGTTTGTCAGAACAAGATTGGTTTAGACAAGTAATGGAATCTCTAAAATGAGATACAACGATATCAAAATAGTAGAAGCCAAACAACTGGGCAGAGCATTCAATCACTTGGAAGACTTGGTTTTCTTCTATGGTAGTGCTGGCACAATCGAAGCACTCGAACACCTCAAGGACATGGCACAAGAAAGTGGCAGTCAAAGCATACGTATGAAATGGGACGGCAATCCTCAAATCTATTGGGGTAGAGCTGAAAAAAATGGTCCATTAATACTAGCAGGTCATAACGGGTGGAGCAAAGGTGCTGCAACAGATTCTCCTGAAGCTGTAAAGGACTTTATTGCTAACAAAAGCGGCAATCCAAAAACTCCAGAAGAAAAAACAGCACGTGAAGAGTTTGCTGGAAACTTTGCTAGTTTGTATCCTTATTTTGATCGTGCTACACCCAAAGACTTTGTAGGCTTTGTTTACGCCGATGGATTGTTTTTGCAGCGTCCTCAGGTAGAAAATGGTGTATATACGTTTTGTCCAAACCCTAAATCGCAAACATGTTATCATGTAAGAGAAAACAGTGATCTTGGTAGACGCATCGGTTCTGCTGACATTATGGTTGTAGGACATGCATACTTTCCAGAGTTTGGAATGCCAGATAGTCAGCAACAACCAATGCAAGATTTCAGCGCATTTGACAACAGCAGTGAACTGATTGTACTAGGACCAGTATACAATACAAAGCCTATTGAAGTAGACACCAATGCTATCAATGCAGTAGAACAATTTGTAAAAACACATGCTCAACAGATTGATGGTTTTCTTGAAAGCACAAAAGGACTTGCCGATTTAAAGAATATCATATACACATATGTAAATCAAACAGCAAAAGCAAAACAACTAGATCAACTAGATGCTGAACATTTTTCAACTTGGTTAACACAAAGCAAAGTTAGCACAGGTAAACAAGCAAAGATTGCTGAGCTGGACTTACAGTTCAAAGGCGCCACAAGTGCTATATTTGAACTGGTTAAAATGATACAACGTATGAAAGATCGTGTTATCGACCAACTAGAAGGCGAACAAGGTGATATTTGGGATACCAACGGCGAAGGCCGTGTGCGTTATGCTGATACTAATAAAAAGTTTGGCAATGTAAAACTAGTACCAAGAAAAAGGTGGACCCCAGCATGAAACTATTTGAATTTTCGTTAAATGAGTTCGATATTAGAACTAGTAAACAGTTTAAAAAAGCAGATGAATACAAAGGGTATACAATCTATATCAGTGTAGAGCCTAGATTAAAAAACCAATATATGGCTGTAGCATATGATCGCGCTGGAAAAGAAGCATTCCGTGGTGCTGGCAAAGTTCCTGAGCAAGCTGCTAACATGATCAAAGACAACATAGACGGCAGACAGCAATCAGCTGAAAAAGTAGATGGCAATGCAACCATTGACTTTAATGCACAGTTTAGTAGAGAAATACTCGAGCCAGGTATAGATAAAATATATGCAAAAATCGTACAAGGACCAAATCTAGTTGTTGCTAATAGTTCTTACTATGACGATCCGCAAAGTCTAGCACAAATGGGGTTTAAGCCCACTGCCTTTAGAAGCAAAAATGGACTGTTAGCAATGGGAATGACAGCTAGTCAAACCAAAGGTGCAGAACTTGTAGCAAATGGCAGATACTATGTAGGTAATCAAAGCTACGATGAATATGAAAATGCAGTATATGAGCTAGACTTTCACAGTGTGGTAAATGATAAAAACGAAAAGTATTCTCTAGGCAAGCCAGGTTTAACTGTAGCTACTAGGAGATCATAATGAGACTGAGACAACTATTTGAAGCTCAAGGCGAAACAGTAGGACTTATATTTGGAAGATTTAATCCTCCTCACAAAGGACACAAAGCAGCATGGGAAATGGCTGCTAAAGAAACACATTGGTATGTGGGTACAAATCAAAGTACAGTTGGTCCTAAAGATCCATTACCTGCACAAGTTAAAGTAGTTGCTATGGAAACTATTATGCCTGAAGTAAAAGAACATATTGTATTCAGTCAAAGCTGGCTGACTTTGGCCAGTGAGTTATATCAAAAACACCCAAATGCTACATTGGTGTTGTTTACAGACGAAGCTTGGGTTCCTAAAACTATACAGCAGTACAACGGCGTTGAAGGGCCACATGGATCATACAACTTCAAAAACATTGAAGTAAAACCAACTCCACGCTTGAGTAGTGCTACAGCATTACGTGGTGCAGTTTTAGATAACAATCCTCAAGAATTTGCTGATGCGGCAGGTGTACCAGCAGATACAGTTGTAGACATTCCAGGTGAGAATGTTACATTCTTTGACTTAGTGGCCAAATACCTAGAACCTCACAGAGAGAAACTTCTTGCAAAATCTAAAAAATAAGTTATAATAAAGTATGAAAAAACATTACTTTTTACTTGATGCAGTCGAGATGCAACCTCATGCTGGATTAATGGTACAAAAAGAAGCACCGCCTAGAAAAAAGACAGTGTGTGTTGACAACATGCTGAGTCATTTTGAAGAGTTTAGCTACAATAACTTTTACAATACAAAAAACTTTCATATTTTAGAAAAAGATAGTTATAAGTTTATTTTAAACTTTATTCATATGCCTAACAAAACAGATTTTGTTATAAGTCAAAAATCTGTAGATATGTTAAACAGTGATCCAAACGCATTTCTAGTATTAATGAGTTGTCTTGAACATGTGATAACTCCAGAAGAGTTGGTTCAATCTTTAAAAAAGTTAAACATACAACCAAGTAAAACTATTGTACTATGTAGTAATATAGATGCTCATGGTCAAATACTCAATGGTGTAAAATATATATGCGTTAACTTTTGGGAAAGCTACAGTAGATTTCATCATAAAACATTGTTGGATATTCCTGTAGCAAATGCTAGTGAAAAGTTTCAATCTATTGCAACTGCATCTAAAAAATATATATGTCTCAATCGAAATGTTAAACCGCATAGAATTTGGCTTTACTATGCTATTATAAAATCAAACATGATTGATCAAGGACATGTGAGTTATCATTTGCCTAAAGAGTATCCAAGTGACTATAAACTACTATCAGATAGTTATCACGTAACCAAGAGAATACCTGCCGAGCTTCACAACGACTTTAAAATAGTCAAAGCAAGAAAAATGTATCCTCGCATGTTAGATCATATTGACAAACAGTTTATTATCAACTATCGAAACGATATTCAAAAGTATTATGATGACAGTCTATTAAATATCATTACTGAAAGTGATTGTGTACACAACTTTATAACAGAAAAAACATACAAAGCATTTGCTAATCTGCAACCATATTTTATTGTGGGCAATCCTGACATGCACAGACTACTAAACGCCCGAGGGTATCATACCTTTGAAAACTTGTTTGGGGTCGAAAGTGTAACTGATTACAACTCAGGAATCGCTATGTTAGAAAATATCAAAGCACAAAATATACATAGATTAAAAAAGACTATCAGAAAAGAATATTTTGATAAATTAATACATAACCAACAACATTTTTTCAATAGACAAGTTAAATGGTCTACTATAGTAAAAGAAATATTTCATGCAGTCGAAACAAAATAAATTCAAAGAAAACTTTTGTATGGCACCCTGGACGCACATGAGTGTGTGGCAAACAGGTGACGCATATCCCTGTTGTATATATCATTGGGATATGCCTGTGGACAATATAAATCGCAATGGCCTTAAGGGTGCATGGAACAGTGATAAGATGCGTGAACTACGTTTGCGTATGTTAGCAAATGAGCCTAGTGAAGGTTGTGCTAAATGCATCAACTACGACAAACAAGGTGTCATTAGTTATAGACACAAGTTTAATACTGAATACGATCATCATTATGATCTTGTGCAAACAACACAAGAAGACGGCACTGTAGACAAGATGAATCTTGCTTATTTTGATATAAGATTTTCAAATCTATGCAATATGAAGTGTCGCAGTTGTGGACCGCACTTTAGCAGCAAGTGGGCAGAAGATATCAATGGCAAGCCTGAAGTTGTAGAAATCAATCATCCAGAGATGTGGACAGAGATTGAAAGTGTGCTAGACGATATTGAAGAGATATATTTTACTGGCGGCGAGAGCCTGTTTATGCCACAGCATTATAGATTGCTAGACATGCTCATAGAGCGTGGACTCAAACCGAGATTGACATACAACAGTAACGCTACACGCCTCAGTCTCAAAGGCAAACACATCAAGGACTATTGGAGTCATTTTGACAAAATCTTTTATTGTGTAAGTTTGGATCAAGTTGGTCCTAAAGCTGAATACACTAGAGCAGGGCAAACTTGGGATACAGTTTTCAACAACTTGTGTTGGATACGAGACAACTTTGAACACAGCTATGACAAAGGTGTAATCATGCAGCCTAATCCTACTATCAGTGTGCTAAATGTATTAGACTTGCGTGAAATCGTAAACTTTTTGTTTGAACACAATCTTGCTACTGAATACGATATTAACTTTAGTAATATACTTGTAGGACCAGAGTGGTTGAGCATAACCATACTTCCGGATCATCTTAAAAAACTTGCCAAGGATAACTTGGAGCATCTCAAAGATGACCTTAAAAAATACAATATGTATCCTGATAGATCTGAGTTTATAAAATCAGGAATAGACAATATCATTAACTTCATGTATAGTAGTAACAATAGCAATTTGATTCCTCAGTTTAGGGTTGAAATGCAAAAACTAGATTTAAAACGAGGAGAAAACTTTTTAAAAGTATTTCCAGAATTAAAGGATTTGTATGTCTAAGTTAACCGATACAAAAACTTTTTGTATGATGCCATGGGTTCACATGCATTTGTGGCCTGCTGGATACACATATCCTTGCTGTATGAGCGATCCTGCATTACCAGTAGGAAACACACAAGATCAGAGTTTGCAGGATATTTGGAATGGTCCTGAGATGCGTAAAATAAGACTCAACATGTTGCAGGATAAAAAATCTCCTGAGTGCAGACGTTGTTACGAACTTGAAGAAAACGGCATCAACACTTTACGCAACAGCAGCAACGAAAACTTCAAGCATCATGTAGACAAAGTAGAACAGACCAGTGACGACGGTAGTGCCGGTGATGTAAATATGGCGTATATGGATATACGTTTTAGTAACTTATGCAACCTAAAGTGCAGAAGTTGCGGTCCACAGTTTAGCAGCAGTTGGTTTGAAGATCACAAACAAACACACGGTGATCCGGGGCATCCTAAAATATTGCAAGTGCGTGATGACATGCGTAGTTTCTTGGATGAACTTGAACCTATGCTGAAAAGCGTAGAGCGTGTGTATTGGGCAGGTGGAGAACCTCTGATTACCAAAGAACATTACAACATTCTTGACAAGTGGATTGCTATGGGCAAGCACGATGTTAAGCTGGACTATACTACAAACTTCACACAAATGTATTACAAAAAGAAAACTGCATTTGATTATTGGAACAAGTTTGAACATGTGAGAGTTGCAGCTAGTTTAGATGCCAATCATGCACGTGGTGAGTTTTTGCGTAAGAACATGGTGTGGAACGAAGTTGTGCAAAATAGACGCACAATGATTGAACAGTGTCCGCATGTGTATTTTGAACTTACGCCCACAGTGAGTGTGTACAACGTGCTAAACTTACCCGACTTCCACAAAGAATGGATCGAAGAAGGGTTATTGGAACCGCAAAACATACGTATTAATATTTTGCTTGATCCAACATATATGCGTTTGCAAATACTTCCGCCTTGGATTAAAGATCAAGTACGTAGACGTTATGATGAGCATATTGATTATCTCAAACAGTTTGCAAACATACAATCAGTTATAAGTGATTATGAAAGCATATTACAGTTTATGAAAACAGACAGAGCAGAAGAAACAAAAATGTGGCGTTTTAAAACTACCAAAGTAGATCGTTTGCGTAGTGAAAATGTATTTGACATATTTCCAGAACTAGGTGATTTACAACAATGAACTTTTTTGATAAAAAAGATCCAAATAGAATAAAACCAAAAAAACCAACTGGTACATTAGCAGAAGACAAGCACACTGCTACGCTAGCTGCTATTCAAAAATACAGCAAGCCTGTGCAAAAAGGTTTGGAAAATCTTCACATTGAGTATGATGTAAATCGCAAGACTCGTGTGTGTCTTGCGTTGTTGCCAGAGTGGGATCCAAGTTTTCCGCCATATAATATTGCCAAGTTATCTAGTGCTGTAAAACGTGCAGGGTATGAATGTCAAACTTATGATATTAACGTAGAAGCATCGTGGAGATACAAACAAGACAACTGGGATGTCGAGTTTAATCCTTGGGATCCGTTGAGAGATTGGCATTGGCACAAAGAACCTTATTACAAAGATATACATCAACACTTGAAACCTATCATGGAAGAATACATCGAACGTATGGTTGAGTTCAAGCCTGATGTAGTAGGATTTACATTGTACTATTGCAACGAAGAACCTACAAAGTGGTTAGCGTCTGAACTTAAAAAACGTTTGCCTGATGTAAAGATTGTTGCAGGAGGCCCTGCTACACATGCCAGTTACTACAAAGGTGAGGAAGTATACGATTACATCATCAACGGCGAAGGTGAACAACCATTATTGGTGATGTTGGCAAATATCGAAAAGCAAAAGAACATTGAAATCACAGAACAAGCTGTGAGTAAGATTATCAGACAACCTGAAAATCAACGTTACAATCTCAGCACATTGCCGTTGCCTGATTACAGCGGTTTTGATTTTAAAAAGTACACTTTTCCTAATGGAGCATTGTGCGAGATTTCACGAGGCTGTATTGCCAAGTGTACGTTTTGTGAAGAAACACACTTTTGGAAGTATAGACAACGAACAGCAGCTAGTACACTAGACGAAATCGAACACATGTACTATGAACATGGTACTAATGTATTTTGGTTTATCGACAGTCTTGTAAACGGCAATCTCAACGAACTTAGAGCGTTTGTAAATGGTGTTGCAGCCAAAGGGTTAGACATACACTGGACAGGTTATTGTCGTTGTGACGGAAGAATGGATGCAGAGTTTTACAAAGATCTCAAAGCCGGCGGGTGTGAAGTGTTGAACTATGGCATTGAAAGTGGCAGTCAGGTTGTGCTAGATGCAATGGACAAAAAAGTCACTGTAGCAGAAATGGAAGCCAACTTCCGTGATGGTCATGCAGTCGGCATTCAAGCAATGACCAACTGGATTGTAGGCTTTCCTAACGAAGGTCCTAAAGAGTTTGAAGATACCCTTACATTCTTGTGGCGCATGAGAAACTATGGTATTACAGCAATCAGTCAAGGCACCGGGTTTAGTGTAGGCGTTGACACTATTGTAGGACAAAACTTTGAAAAGTTTGATCTTATGCCATTCTACTACTACAACCACTGGATTACCACAGACTTGAAAGCTAGTATTGTTCACAAGTTGATCAAAATGAAAAGTTTCAGTATCTTTACTGATTTTTTGCAAACTGATTTAGAGTGTAGTAAGCCTACACGTCATAATCTTGCTGAGTTTCATTACGAAGCAAAGTTTAATAATCCTAATAAATTAAATCATATCGAATACGATTACGATGATTTTGACTACAATATTATTAAACCCAATATCAGTAACTTTGCTGACAGTTTGGTTAATGAAATATGGCCGTTCTTTCGCATACTTTGGAGAACCAGAGGCGGATATAAAATGACATTGCGTTTTAGAAAAGACTGGGAATATGAAGAATGGGGTGATCGAAATGCTGCTCCATTGGATGCCGATTATGTTTTTGAAATTGACGATGATGGAAACTGGACTGCTGATTTTTGGTGGGACTATAGACAAGATCCATACGACGACTGGAAAGATCAATATTGGATAGAAAACGGTAGACAACATGTTAGTATTGACCCGTGGAGCCCGGTATGGGCAATCATGGATTTTACTAGAGACAATAGTAACGCTGTTATTCGAGCAAGAAAACTTGCATGGAAAGGCGATGCTAATAAATCGCATCTTGATCCAGAAAATGCACACGATAGAACTATTTTTAAAGAAAATGAACAGAAGTTTTTGAAATATAGAAACTTGGATCTCAGCTTTAAATATAAATGGCAAGGCAAAGGAAAATGGAATGAGTGATACATTTTGCATATATCCATTTATAAATGTGCATACCAACACAGACGGTAGATGCAAGTTGTGCTGTCATGTGTATGGCGAAGACTACATACAGGTAGACGGCAAGGATGCTGTACTAGGTAAAATGGACTGGTGGGATATCTGGAACAGCAAATACATGCTGGATGTTCGAGCCAACATGTATGCCGGCAAGCCTGTTAAAGAGTGCAATCGTTGTTACGAACATGAAGCCAAAGGATTGCAAAGCAGCAGACAATGGGCCAACGAAAACTATGCTATGCCCAATCATGGTAATCCTACACACTTGGAACTAAGACTTGGCAATCATTGTAACCTAAAGTGCAACAGTTGTTGGAGTGTAAGCAGTGACAATATCTACAAAGAACGCAAGAAAATACTTGCCAACGAAACTGTGCCGCAATGGTTGAACGATCAATGGCAGCACGAAATAAAAAGTGTAGAAGCACATGATTGGGCTTGGTATGAAACACAGGAGTTTAGAGACTTTGTAGACAGCGTAGCACCCACGCTAGAACGCCTCTACTTAACTGGAGGCGAGCCTACATTAATACAAGCCAATCAATACGTATTAGACAAGCTCGTTGAGGCTGGTAACAGCAAGTGTCATGTTGCTTGGACCACCAACATGACCACATGGCCAGAAGGCTTTTATGATAAACTAGGATTCTTTGACACCAGTGAAATACAGATGAGTATTGATGGATATGGTGCTCACAATCAGTATATACGCTATCCTACAGATTGGAACAAGGTAGAAGAAAACTTTGACAAAGCATTGTCACTTCCTAGCAGTGTGCAGTTAAAGATTTATTTTGTGTATCAAGCATGGAATATTTTTGATGTAAAACCGTTGATTGAATGGTTGGAACACAAGCAAGGCAATAGACGCATAGACTTTGTTCCTATCTTTTTAGAACACCCAGATCAAATACACAGCACTGTTTGGCCTGATTTGGTAAAACTACAAGTCGTTGACAGATTAAAAAGCATACAAACTATTGCACACAAGGACCCTGTCCAGAGAATCATTAACTACACACTTAATAGTAATAAATACAGTATAGAAAATATGAAGCGTATGCGTGAGTTTATTGATATCAACGACAGATATCGCAAGTATAAGTTCAAAGATGTGTTTCCTCAACTTAATAGTATATTGGACAAAGAATGCAAGATATAAAAGCAATCATCCCAGCAAAAGACAAATGGGTAAGTATTGTGTGGCAAGTCAACGATTGGTGTAACTTTCGTTGTAGTTATTGCAGTGAATGGAACTGGGCAGGACGCAACAAAAACGATTCAGATATTCCGTTGATAGTAGATACACTAGAGCGTATTATGTTGCACTACAAAAACAAAGGTTACAAATACTTTAAACTGTATCTCAGTGGTGGCGAGCCAACATACTGGGCAGCATTGATTCCTGTTGTAGAGAAGTTCCGTGAACTTGCCGAGTGGCCAGGCAGTTGCGTAGGTATTAATACCAACTTCAGTAGACCAACTAGCTGGTGGGAAGAACATCATCATTTGTTTGAAGATGTTGTTGCTAGCTATCATGCTGAATGGAGCAAAGAAGACAAATATATCAATACATACAAATATCTACAAGATAAGAAGAACTATCTATGTAGTAGAATTATGATGAGTCACAATCATTTTCAACAGTGTGTAGACTTTGGCGATAGAATAAAAGATGAGTGCGACAACTATATGATTGAATATGCACCAGTATACGATGAGCTGCGTCCTAGCACAGATCCTTATCACTATGAAGAACAATGGCAAATGGACTTTTTTAAAACCAACAGCACTGTTCAGCAACAAACAATACCTATCAAAAAAGATCCTAGTTATGCGTGGGCTAAAGTAGTTTATGAAGATGATAGTGTAGAGCCTATTGATACAAATGGTATTATCACTGAAGGTAAAAACTTTTTTCAAGGATGGCTTTGCAACATACACGAAAGTTTGCATATACATCCTAATGGACGCATACAACAAGCCAGTTGTGGTGTAGGTCCTATTGTAGGAAATATAGTGCAAGGCGAGTTTAACACAACAATGAGCGAAGGAGTGTGGTGTCCTAAATCACATTGTCATTGTGCAGCAGATTTTAACATTAGTAAAGCAAGGCCAGAATATGCAGAAAAAATTAGATAACTTACCTGAAAAGTTTTGCTATCTTGCTATGCAAGGATACAGCACACATTCGCATGGCAGAGCAAGGCCGTGTTGCTTTAGTCGTGTAGGTACACAAACTTTCATGCCTGATGTTAAAATTGACAACATAGAAGAATGGCAACATCACGGAAATAAAAATGTAGAAAACATTGAAGAGTTTATAAATGACAATGCTTTAAAAAGTATTAGAGCGGAACTTCAAGCTGATCAAATACCCGAAGGTTGCAAAGGTTGCTTTGAGTTAGAAGATCAAGGTATACGTAGTTTTAGACAAACGTGGAATGAGATTTACGAAAAGGACATCGACACAAGTTTACAGCACGTAGGCATCGACGGACATCTAGATCCACAAGCAATCACATATTTAGACATCAGTTTGGGTAATGTATGCAACTTGAAATGTCGTAGTTGCAATCCGTGGGCAAGTCATAGATGGATCGAAGAAGGACCTACTGTACCACATACAGATTGGGACAAGACTGCATATCATATTGCAAAGTTGAGCTCTGAAGATCCGTGGTTTGTTAAAGCATTTGCAGAAGGGTTTTATGATGATGTACTACCTAATGTAAAAGTAATAAACTTCATTGGCGGCGAACCTTTGGTGGTTACAGAACATTATGATTGGTTAGAACACATTGTTGAACAAGGGTGGAGTCAAAATATTGAACTGCACTACAACACCAACGGTACAACTATTCCAGATAGACTATTGGAAATATGGGACAAGTTCCGTGGGGTGGTATTGAGCTTGAGCATTGATGCTATAGGCGATCTTGCTTATTATGTTCGATTCCCTAGCAAATGGCGAGTGATTGAAAAAAATGTGAAAAAACTAGCAGAGTTTAGTAAACCACGTGAAGGAGTGATTGTACACACACATGTAACACTTAGTCTTTTGAATCTACACGACTTGCCTAACGTATTAGATTGGTGTAAACATCAATACGATACTTGGCATTACAACAGTGATTGGAATAACCACGGATATCAAAACTGCTTACCGCACTTTAACTTGGTTGATCATCCTCACTGGCTTCATATTAGGAATCTTCCAGATCAGCAAAAACGTGAAATGAATATCATGTTAGAGCAACAGTATAATAAGTTTAAAAATGCAGGATTACCAGACTGGGAACAATGGGCAGTTGATAATATTATCAATCTCAAACAAGTGTTAAATCAACCTGCTAACAAAGACGATTGGAAAATATTTGTAGATAACACCAAGGCTAGTGATAAGTTTAGAAACGTAAACATTGTAGATTACATACCGTGGATGGAGGGAATGATTTGAAACTGATTGTATTTGGTGACGAACATCTTCATAACTCATCAGATTTAGCTGATAGAACAGCAAAGCTATTAAACTTAGAAGTTGAAAATCTAGCAGATCTTGATACCAGTAATAGTTTGATACATAAAAAAATAGTTAAAAAGATAATATCATTAAACAATACCAGTGACTGCATATTTTTAATAGGGTGGACTTCTCCTTACAGATTAGATGCTGAGTATCGAGATGAATATTTTACATATCAAAAAAACAGTACAAACTATAAGAATCTGTTGATGAACAAACTGCACAAGTATGACGATTATCTATTTAATCGTTATCTTATTAGCCAGAGATGGTGCAGTATTGTATACGGAGTTCAACAGTTGTTGGAAGCTAAACAAATAAAATATTATATGTTTAATACAGTGTCTGCGTTAGACTACAATAGGTATACCGAAAATACCATTAAGAATCTCAACACCAAGTTTTATTATGATAGCTTTAACAAAAAAAGTGCAATGAAAAGTTATTTAGAAATAGCAAACAACAAACTACCATCTGACGAAACTTTTGATTATGCAAAGTTTTTAGCAGAGCTAATAACAGATGCAAATCTATTGGAGAACACATGACAACATTAGTTACAATAGGATGTAGTCACACAGCAGGTTCAATGATTGACGGTGTTAGTGGAACTGGGTTTTATAATAGCAATCACAGCTTCGGTGGGTTACTTGCTAAAAAGCATAACATGAACCACTATCAGTTAGGACGTCCTGGTGCAAGCAATCAATACATTTATAGATCTACACTACATTTTATCAACAACTATTTAAATCCCAACGATGATTATATTTTTTTAATAGGCTGGACAAGTACCAATAGAATAGAACTAAGATATCCTGAACACACATCAGATGTACATACTTCGACTGGTCATTTTGTAGATAGTAAATATATTCCTTTCACAGCTGGCACCGATCCTAAACTGTTTAGTACTAGAGAAGTACGTCAACTCAGTGAGTTATCGCCATTGTTGTTTTATGAATCTCAACTAGAATCTGACTGGGCAGTGTATGCTTATACATTACAAACAGTTTTAAAACATCATAACTTAAAATATTACATGTTCAACACCTGTCATGAACTTCCTCAAAACAATGATAACAAAAATATTATAGATCAACTTGACAAAGATTTTTATTATGAACCAACTGATTTTGATAACTCTATGTTATACTGGGCACTCAACAAAGGATTTAAAAAAACCAAATGCTGGCATTTAAAAGCAGACGGACATCAAGCATGGATGGAGCATCTTGAATATTTGATGAATCAACAAAATCTACTAACAAATATCAATGTAAGAAAATACAATAAAACTATACCTAGCAACAGTGTACGCATAGGTGGTAAAACTATCTTATTTGATGATGTCAATGATATACTAAAAAAATACAGGATAGAAGCAGATATATTCATGGATACCTTATATGATAAAGTTTATCTTTTGTATAACGAAGATGACAGTGAAAAAACCATGAAAATAAAGACCAACATGATCAACAAAGATTTAGTTAAACGCTTTGGCCCGACATCAAAAATAAGTAGATTTGATAATAGTCATCGTGACATGGATCATGATTTTTTGTTAAACTATTTTCGCCGACTTAATACTCTTGACTAACTTACGATCATAGTGTATAGTATAGTAGAACTAGAGGAACTACTATGAGAAACATTTGGGTAATCAGCGATACACACTTTGATCACGCTAACATTCTAACCTTTACTGACAAAGTGGGTAAACCTACTCGCGACTTCGCAGATGTTGAAGAAATGAATGAGACTATGATTGACAACTGGAACAGTGTTGTCAAGCCTGGTGACAAAGTGTACCACTTGGGCGATGTGTTGTTTGGTGATCGCAAGCAAGAGTGGATGGACACTAATATGCCTCGCCTGAACGGACAGAAGCGTTTGGTAGTTGGTAACCACGACAACATCAAGTTTCATGCTGCCGGCGGCTGGTGGGGCAAGATTGATCTGTGGAGAATGTTTCCTGAGTTTGGATTGTTGCTGACTCATGTGCCTGTTCACGAAAGCACACTTGGTGAAACACATCGCTGGGGAGATGTAGGAATGATCAACGTTCACGGACACATTCATCAGAACCCATCGCCTACTGATAAGCACAAGTGCATGAGTGTTGAGCAAATCAACTATACTCCAGTTAACCTTGAAGAATTGAGAGCAAAATGAGAACACAACCAGACAAAATCATTCGCAAGCTAGAACAGCACAACAGTCGCTTAGACAAAGAAGCTATCATTCGTGACGCACACGAAGAAGGCTTGCCTGAGTTTTTTGAAGGTGTTAAGATGGCACTAGATGCATTGGTTACATTTGGTGTAAAACAAGTGCCTGTGCGTGATGACACACCTGGACAAGGATTGGCCTGGGAAACATTTGTAGAACTGGCAATGAATCTTGCAGGTAGGCAACTAACAGGACACGTTGCTCGTGATGCTATTGAACTTGCAATGAGTGTTGCTACTACCGAACAGTGGAATGATTGGTATCGTCGTATTCTTATCAAAGACCTGCGTTGCGGTGTAAGCGAAAAGACTGTTAACAAAGTAGTACCAGGTACTGTGCCTGTGTTTACTTGTGCCCTTGCTCATGATAGTGCCAAGCACGAAAAGAAGATGCGAGGCAAGAAGCAGATCGAAATCAAACTTGATGGTGTGCGTGTGCTTACAGTTATTCGCGGCAACAAAGTAGAAATGTTTAGTCGCAACGGAAAACAGTTTCACAACTTTGGACACATCATCCAAGAGATTGAAGCTGTGATCCAAGACCATCCTGTGCCATATCCGCTTGTGTTAGACGGCGAGGTAATGAGTGCAGACTTCCAAGACCTTATGAAGCAGATTCATCGCAAGGACGGGAAGCAACACACTGACGCAGTACTGCATTTGTTTGACACTATTCCGTTAGGATGCTTTCACAATGGTGTATGGGACAAGCCACAAAGTTTCCGCAGTGAGATTACCAAGCATTGGGTAGAAGATCACAAGGCGGTCTTACAGCACGTTACAGCGCTGGATTGGGAAACGGTAGACTTGGATACCCAAGAAGGACAGACCCGCTTTGTAGAGCTTAATAAGGCGGCTGTAGACGGTGGATACGAAGGTGTTATGATCAAGGATGTGGATGCACCTTATGAGTGTAAGCGCACACATGCTTGGCTTAAAGCAAAGCCGTTTATCGAAGTAACACTGGAGGTAACAGCAGTTGAAGAAGGAACTGGACGTAATGAAGGAAGACTCGGGGCTTTGGTATGCGCTGGGCAGGATGACGGGAAAGATATACGTGTCAATGTTGGTAGTGGCTTTACGGATGATAACAGAACCCAGTTTTGGAATGATCGTGATGCTGTCATTGGTAATCTTGTTGAAGTTAGGGCAGATGCTGTAACACAGAATCAAGACGGCACCTTCAGCCTACGCTTTCCACGCTTTAAAACATTCCGCGGATTTGAACCAGGAGAGAAACTGTGACAGATGATGTAGAACACTTTAAAAACAAATACCGTGCTACTGTATCGGAAGGGCGTAGGCGTTATACGATTCCTAAACCATTTAAAGTATGGAACGACGATACAAACTTTAATGAGCCGTTTGAAGTAGAAAACGGTGTACAGATTGATATGAGTCAGCGTGATTTCGATCACCTTGTTCATATGGAAAAACACTTCTATGAGACTATGAATCGTTCAGGACCTTATATAGGAGATCACGCAAAAATGATTGTAGAAGAACACGAGCGTGAAGAACGGATCCGTAATAAAAATCCCTCAGTTCGAGCAGCATACGAAAAATATCAAACGCTATTGCGTATGGTAGATAGTTATTATGATTGAAGTGCCGTTTAATATTGAAAGGCACGATGCCGAAAGCCACAATCCGTTGAGCACTTGGATTCAACGCAACT